AAACCTTTTCTATCAGGTAACTATTGCTGGAACAACCAGCTCAACAGCTCCAAGTCATACTTCTGGTACTGCTTCAAATGGTAGTGCAAGTTTACGATATGTTCAAACTTACATAGCGTCACTGGATATTGATTCAGATTCTAATTTTATTGAATTGCTCACAACAAATTCTGGATTAGTTCAACAACAAATCACAACAACTACCTACGCTGAAATTGAAAAAACTTTAGCACGTCGTACATTTGATGAATCTGGTAACTATACTGTTAGACCATTCCACATCGATGTTCGTGAACATAGAAATAATAATCGTGGTGCATGGGCAACTGATGTTGCATATTTAATCGGTGATGTTGTAACAAATGGTGGTATAACTTACGTTGCCACAAATAATGGAACATCAAAAACTGTTGCTCCAGTTCACACTACTGGAATTGTATCAGACAGTTCTACCACTGGTGGTGTATCGTGGGAATATAATTTGGCTCCATACTACAATCGTGGTATCTATAGCCCAACAGATGGATCAAATCCAGGTAGTGACGATAAACTTGCTATTGGTTTAGAGCCAGGAAAAGCATATGTTCAAGGTTATGAACTTGAAAAGATTGTTACTGAATATGTAACTATTGATAAAGCACGTGATTCCGTTCAAGTGAATGATAGTTATCTAACTACACCAATTGGAAATTATGTTCTAGTTACTAATATTAATTCTTTGCCACCATTTGATTCTACAACAGGAATGCCAGCAGTAACTCTGTATAATAGATTTACTTCTTCAGTTGGTGTAGCACCAGCAAGCGCAACTGTAGTGGGCACTGCACGTATCCGTGGTATTGAGTGGGACAATGGAACTGTTGGTACACAATCTGCTGTTTATAAACTTTATCTGTTTGATGTACAACTCACAACAGGATACGATTTTGCCAGAGATGTAAAATCTTTCTACTATAGTCGTTCAGATACAAATTTAAACTTTACTGGCGATATTAAAGAACTAACTACTAATTTAATTGGTTCTGGAACAACATACAGTTCTTATCCAGGGACTCGTGGTGCATCAACTACCATTTATGGTGTTGGTACTGCGTTTTCTGGCGGAACAACAAACCCAGTTGCCAGCCCTGCTCTTAAAGTTGGTGATTACATTTATGTTGGTTCCACATCAAATCGTCGTAGAGTTGTTACAATTACAAACAACGAACAGATCACTGTTGACGCTGCAGTAACTGTTGATGGTGGGATTATTAGTCTTATTCAAACCACTGTACAAGAACCACAAAACGATTGTTTAATATATCCCTTACCAAATTATGCAATTAAATCAGTTCGTGCAGCTGATAATACAACTTTAAATATCATTTACTATGGTATGCAATATTTAACTGGATCGACTGGTTCTGGTTCAGGTGGATTTTGTACTTTACCTCTAACAACTCCATCAGGTGTATTTGCTGATCCTGCTGAAACTGATAATTATATTCTTGTTTATAATGATGCTACTGCAGGTGGTGTTGTAGTTAGCCCAACATCATATACTTCTGGTGGAAGTTCTTCTATTACCTTTACATTACCAGACACTTATGCCAGCAAAGATTTTATTGTTATGGCAACTGTTAAGAAAGTTGATATTGGAGAAAAGAGTAAAACTTTATCTTCTGCAACTGTAACTTTAACAACACAAGCTACTGCATCTAAACCTGTATTATCACTTGGTAAAGCAGACATTCTTCGTATTAAATCTGTTAAGATGGATACTGGCACATATGCATCACCAACTGGTAGTTATACTATTGATATTTCAGATCGTTACGATCTTGATAATGGTCAAAGAGACACTCATTATGATCTTGGTAAACTATTATTAAAACAATCTTTTTCTCCTCCATCTGCTCCAATTACTATATCTTTTGATTGGTTTGAGCATGGTACTGGAGATTATTTCACTAAAAATTCATACCCGATTGATACCAGTATTAAAACTAATGATGTTCCATCTTATGATGCATATTCTCTTCGTGATGTTATAGATTTCCGTCCAAGAATTGGTGATGATGGTGTAACTTTCACTGGTGCAAATTCATCATTCTCATTATTACCAAAACGTGGACAAGATTTAACTGTGGATTATTCATACTATCTTGCACGTAATGATAAAATTGCTATAGATACTAGTGGCACATTTATTGGCATTAAAGGTGTATCTTCTTTAAATCCTGTAGAACCATCTGATCCAAATATTGGTATGGTTCTTTACAAATTAAATCTCGAACCATATACATTTGGCACAACAAATAAAAATGTTATCGTTCAACAAGTTGATAACAAGCGTTATACAATGCGTGACATTGGTAAACTAGAAAAACGTATTGATAATTTAGAATACTATACTTCTTTATCTTTATTAGAACAAGAAACAAAATCTCTTTCTGTCACTGACTCTAATGGTTTAGAAAGATTTAAAAACGGATTTATTGTAGATTCATTCACAGGTCATAATGTTGGTAATGTAACTTCACCAGATTACCTATGCTCTATTGATATGGAACAAGGTGAATTGCGCCCATTCTATACAATGAATAACGTAAATCTTGTAGAAAACGAAAGTAGTGATGGAAATCGATTAACTGATGGATATAAACTTTATGGTGATCTTATTACATTACCTGTTAAAGAAGATATTCCACTTGTCACACAACAGTATGCATCTCGTATAGAAAACATTAATCCATTTGCGATTTTCACATTCCTTGGTAATATTCGTATAAACCCATCATCAGATGATTGGTTTGAAACAGTGAAGGCTCCAGATATTGTTCGTAACGTAGAGGGTAACTATAATACTATTGCAACTTTAGCTGAAAAGGCTGGTGCTCTTGGCACTGTATGGAATGCATGGCAAACTACATGGGTTGGCGCAGAACGTAATCTTAATGTATGGGAAACTTCACAATCAGGAAGAAACTGGTATTCATGGCAACAGTATCAAACTGTTGCACAAGATGTTGGACTGGCTCGTTCTGGTGTTAAAACATCACTTCAAGTCACAATGGACAGACAAGTTGTTGATGATAAAGTTATCTCAACTGCTGTTATTCCATATATTCGTCAACGAAATGTATTAGTACAAGTTAAAGGATTAAAACCAAATACTCGTTTTTATCCGTTCTTTGATAATACAGCTGTATCTAATTATTGCACTCCATCTTCTTATCTAACATATACATTACCAACAGCAACTTCTCCAGACTTCGATACATCAAAGAACGCTGGTATTGATGCAACAGATACTGCACGTATTATTAATAATTTACCTGCTGGTGTTTTGTATAATGATACTTCTGGTAATATGTGTTTGAATATTGGTGATAGAATTACTGGCGGAACATCTAGTGCAACTGCTGTAGTTATTGGTAAAGATTACAACGAAGATACAGGTGTTCGTCGTTTGCATATCGTAAACATTAAAGGAACATTTACATCTGGCGAAACTATTACTGCCTTTGGTACTGGCTCTGGTGCAACTGCAACTATTAGCGGTACTATGCCGACTAATGGTTTACAGAATGCTGCATTAATATCTAATTTTGCTGGTGATTTGGATCTTATTTTCTGGATTCCAAATGAAGATTCTATTAAGTTCCGCACAGGCACTCGTGAGTTTAAATTATTAGATGTTACTACTTCTGATGGTCAATCAACATCATCTGCTAAAGTTCAATATCAAGCCACTGGTACTCTTCAAACTAGACAACAGACTATTAACTCTGTACGTAATGCAACTATTGTTCAAGAAGTTGTTAATGAGAGCACCACAGTAACCAATACATCAAATCGTCTTCTCAATTCTTACTATACTTGGTGGGATCCTCTTGCGCAGACATTCTTGGTACAATCTCCAGGTGGGGCATTCTTAAGTAAAGTTGATATTTTCTTTGCTACTAAAGATTCTTCAATACCAGTTAATTTGGAAATTCGTGAAGTTGTTAATGGATATCCAGGTAAAAAGGTTCTTCCATTTTCTAAAGTAACATTAATGCCAAGTGATGTTAAACTGTCAGCTACAAATGTTGCCATGACAGATGGTTCTGGTGCTTCTTATCCTAAGTATGACACTCCAACCACTTTTGTATTCCCATCTCCTGTTTATGTTCAGGATGCGCAAGAATACGCTATTGTATTATCGTCAG